TTACTTCTTCGCCTCTGCAACCACTTTACTACCCACGCCGCGGTTATTGTATTCCCACATGCGGTTGTAGTTAGTGTCATTCAGATTGCGCTGTATTTCGTCGTTATCATCTACGCTGCCGGTATTACCCGCAAACGGACGATTAGAGATCACCGCATCGGCCCACGGTTTAGCCGTGTTAAAACCTTCGTTGATGGCGCTATCACGGATCACCACCTGACCGTTGGTATTGGCATCAACATCCAGCGAGCGGCCCAGTTGCGCCACACCATCACCGAAAGCATTGAAACGGCTGTTTACGGCGAGGAAACCGTAGTAAATGTTGGACAGCGTAGCCGGTGCAAACACATACGCTTCTTGCTGAGTACGTGAGTTCACCACGCGGAATTCGGTGTTATCGAACACCACTGCGCCGCGACCAGAAACGATATCCACATCCCCTTCAATGTAGCTGTTGGTCACCAGCGTACGCGGCTGACGGTTGGTTTCCAGACGGTTCTGCACACCGCTGTTGGTGACAAAGAAGGTGTTCTGACGACCGAGAATGTTAACGTTGTTAATCTGTACCTGGTCACCATCAGTACGCAGTGCCACCGCCGGATGGTTACCTGCATCTACGCTATCGCCCAGCGTGTTTTCGATGGTCAGATTTTGCAGTTGCAGGCCATTGTTTTGTGACCAGAAGACCGCAGAGCAGAGAACACCGATACTGTCGCTGCGTTTGCTCTGGCAGCTATCGTACATATACCACGCTGGTTTACCTGGCATATATTTGCCGCGCGGGTTGACGTCGTGACGCCAGTCGGCAGGGCTCATGCCCCCATCAAGGGAAAGCCCAATCTTCACATCAATCGGTTTTTCACCTGTACCGTACAGAGTAATTCCACCCGGAGCAGCAGGGACATACACCGTTCCCTGATACTCACCAGGCATCACGGCAATATACTGGCGCTTGTTAGTGCGCTTGATAATTGCCGCATCTACCGCCGCCTGAATCGTGGTATGCGTTACACCTTGAGTACCCGCCGGGCCGACAACAAAGTCAGGTTGCGCAGGCAGGGTAATCGGGGAAGGATTCCACGCTGCAGCACCTGGTGTCAGGGATGCAAAATAGTGTTGAGCATCGAAATTCTGCGCTTCTTTTGCCGACAGAATCGGGCGAGAAGAGGTACCAGGCGCGGTTTGATCAGAAGGACGTTGATCGGGTGGTGTTGAGCTACAGGCGGTCAGCGTCACGCCAAAAGCCAATGCCAGCGCCAGACGGGAAACTGAAAATGTGTTCACAGGTTGCTCCGGGCTATGAAATAGAAAAATGAATCCGTTGAAGCCTGCTTTTTTATACTAAGTTGGCATTATAAAAAAACATTGCTTATCAATTTGTTGCAACGAACAGGTCACTATCAGTCAAAATAAAATCATTATTTGATTTCAATTTTGTCCCACTCCCTGCCTCTGTCATCACGATACTGTGATGCCATGGTGTCCGACTTATGTCCGAGAAGATGTTGAGCAAACTTATCGCTTATCTGCTTCTCATAGAGTCTTGCAGACAAACTGCGCAACTCGTGAAAGGTAGGCGGATCCCCTTCGAAGGAAAGACCTGATGCTTTTCGTGCGCGCATAAAATACCTTGATACTGTGCCGGATGAAAGCGGTTCACGACGAGTAGATGCAATTATGGTTTCTCCGCCAAGAATCTCTTTGCATTTATCAAGTGTTTCCTTCATTGATATCCCGAGAGCATCAACATGCAATGTTGTAGGGATGGCAATTTTTACGCCTGTTTTGCTTTGTTCGACATAAAGATATCCATCTACGATATCAGACCACTTCATTTCGCATAAATCACCAACTCGCTGCCCGGTAACAACAGCCAGTTCCATTGCAAGTCTGAGCCAACATGGTGATGATTCTGCTGCTTGATAAATTTTCAGGTATTCGTCAGCCGTAAGTCTTGATCTCCTTACCTCTGATTTTGCTGCGCGAGTGGCAGCGACCGGGTTTGTTGTTATATGGCCTTCAGCTATTGCCTCTCGGAATGCATCGCTCAGTGTTGATCTGATTAACTTGGCTGACGCCGCCTTGCCCTCGTCTATGTATCCATTGAGCATTGCCGCAATTTCTTTTGTGGTGATGTCTTCAAGTGGAGCATCAGGCAGCCCCCTCCTTATTGCTTTAATTTTGCTCATGTAATTTATGAGTGTCTTCTGCTTGATTCCTCTGCTGGCGAGGATTTTTTCGTAGCGATCAAGCCATGAATGTAACGTAACAGAATTATCACTGTTGATTCTCGCTGTCAGAGGCTTGTGTTTGTGTCCTGAAAATAACTCAATATTGGCCTGTATTGCTTCAGTGATTGCTATCCTCCTGTCTCGGCCTAAACCAAACTCTTTACCCGTCCTTGGGTCCCTGTAGCAGTAATATCCATTGTTTCTTATATAAAGGTTAGGGGGTAAATCCCGGCGCTCATGACTTCGCCTTCTTCCCATTTCTGATCCTCTTCAAAAGGCTACCTGTTACTGGTCGATTTAAGTCAACCTTTACCGCTGATTCGTGGAACAGATACTCTCTTCCATCCTTAACCGGAGGAGGGAATATCCTGCATTCGCGCACCCATCGACGAACTGTTTCAAGGCTTCTTGGGCGTCGCTGGCGAGCGTTCCACTCCTGAAGTGTCAAGTACATCGCAAAGTCTCCGCAATTACACGCAAGAAAAAGCCGCATTGATGCGGCGATGGTAGGTCTGGATATCATTGAGCAATGAACAGGCCTCACCGAGTGTGAGGCGGTGTTATTTCATGGTTAGTCCTTGCGTAGCTCGCTGATTCTTCTGTAAGTCTCTGGTGCTTTGTTTCCGTGTATCTTCATTTCAGACTTCAACAGAGCAACGAGGGAATCCCATTCGTTGAGGATTCCTTTGAATGCCGGAACGCGCTTTGCAACCTTGTTGAATGAATCTCTGATTTCTGGAATCTGCTCAACAAGTGCAACGCATCGTCTGAAATCGGCTGCGTCATGGGGAGCGCCGAAGTGATGACCATAGATATTCTTTTTCAGTCCACATGCGATTGAGGCAAGAGTTGCGCTACTGATGCCAACATCGCCAGTCGATTGCCATTTCAAAACCTTCATAGCCAAATCTGACATTTCTTGTCTCCAATAAAAAAAACCGCCATCAGGCGGCTTGGTGTTCTTTCAGTTCTTCAATTCGAATATTGGTTACATTGTTTTCATATATGAATAAATAAATTAGCTTTTTTCGTTGCCTTCGCGTTCTTTATTAATTTTGACAAAATCGTTTTTACCACGCTCTCCAAATGCGTCTTTAGAGTCGTTGTATCCGCAATCGCAGCACACATAATCATCAGACCATCCACGCATTGTTTTTTCTTTTGCAATATTTCCAGAACCGCATTTTGGACAAGACATATCACTACCTCCAAAGCATGAGAGAGATGACAACGTAACATTGATTGGAGATTAACAATAGATTGCTGATGTAAAAGATATGTATAAGCTTAGCTATCAAAGAGGAGGTTCTGGTAGTTGCATCCAGTCGGTTACATTGCGACTCTGTGTTTCGAAAAATTCATCACCATTGCGGACAATATCGAAAAACTCTCCGTCTCGATATTGCGCATAAAGAACGAATGCGCCATCACATAAAATAATTACGTGCTGACCATCATCTGGCATTAGCTCACTACAGCTTATCCAACCATCCGGAGTTACCGGAAGCGAGAACGGCAGCACATCTCTGTGAACAAGTTTTTGCTGTGACAGGTTATCCAGAACTTTCTGTACTGCTGCATCACCGAATACACCAAGCGCATCTGCCATAACTCCTACAACCTGATAAGCCTCAGCGCATACCGTGGATAAACCATCCGGAATTACCGGAGAGTTGCCGGGTTCTTTAATGTGCAAGCGAGGCTCACCATCTTTTGGTTCAGGCCACTGGCGCTCCATGTTGATCTTCAATTTATCTTCCATAGCAGCGGTAATTTCAGCATCGCTGATGCCAGCACGGCGCTGTGCATCCCACAACAGGAAATGCATATCAGCCCACTCGCTGAGATCGTCTGGTTCGGCTGCGGCTTCCAGAGCCTCTTTTGAGAGGTGTTTCAGTGGACCAATGGGGCCAACGCAGCCAAATGTGGAGTCAGACCATTTGGCATGCTCGTGGCGAATCAGTTCGCGTTCCAGTGATGCCAGTGCAATTCGTGCCAGTTCCATTTGTTCGCCACGAGTAAGCCCGTTTTCAAGCGGATTTTTAATGAACAATTCAATACGTTCTTTGGTAATAGTGGTCATTTGTTAGTCCTTAAAGTGCTAGTTGCAATTGCATTTCAAAGCGGTCGCGTTGTTCACAATACGCAAGAGAACCAGGGCTATTGTGTGCCTCAATCCGTTCTACCATTAATGCTGCGCGTGTCTCTTTACTTGCAGGTGCATAAGCCCCAGACCAGGCTTTATCAATACCGATGTTTCGAGCGACGTTCGTACTATCTGCGCTGGCTAAGGGTAATTTTGTGAATATCAGCGGATTTAACATGCGCAATCCATGTAGTTTCGTAACCGGCTGACCATGCCCATCAACAATGTGACGAATCAGGTCTTTCATTCTGGCTACCGCAAGAGTTGGGCGCTTTACGTCATAGTCGCCACAACTACCGATAGCCACTCGCGGAAACTCATTGCACAAATGAATAAATCGCTCGTCACTTTCATTCATGTGCCACACTGGAACGCCAGCTAGTTTTCCGTGAGGCCACTCATTCAGAAGCGCATCATTTTCCTCCTCTCCGCCATCAATAACATCCGGGATAATGGCAAAATCGAATCCTGGGTGATTCTTCCAGCGAGCAACAAACTCGTAGTAATCGCTCCAGTCGATTTTGTTTTTGCCAGCTGCTTTCCAGGCGGTGAATGCACCGTTGTCCAGCGCGAACGACTGACAGTATTCAGCCGCGAGATTGATCTGGCCTGAATGCGCAAAACTGATAAACGCATGTCGCCCTTTCCATGCTCTCATTGCGCACGTATCAGGAGTAATAGGCCCACCGTGGTAGTGAATCATCTCACTCTCCTTTGATGCGAATGCCAGTAGCGCGGATTGCATCGATGACTTCAGAAACTTTGTATGCCATTACCGTTTGGTAATCATCGTGAAAATCTGTTCGATGAAGCATGCTGCTACGTTCCGGGAGCAGTATTTCCCGCGCTTCCAGTTCTGCAATGCGCTTTTTTGCTGCTTCCAGTTCATCCAGTAATTCCAGCACGGTAGCCGGATTAGCCTTGGCAACAAAATCCCGGACTGGCTTACAATCAATCTCCGCAATGGGTTGATACGATGTGTAGCCATGCTGTCTTGTATAACTACCGTGACGAATAACGAAAAAATCACCATTTATTTTTTTAGCCTGCCACTTATCTTCACCGGCTTTCTCTGCCGCTTCACGCAGTGCCTGAGAGTTAATTTCGCTCACTTCGAACCTCTCTGTTTACTGATAAGCTCCAGATCCTCCTGGCAACTTGCACAAGTCCGACAACCCTGAACGACCAGGCGTCTTCGTTCATCTATGGGATCGCCACACTCACAACAATGAGTGGCGGATATAGTCTGGTAGTTCAGACGACGCATTTTTATTGCTGTATTGCGCTGTAATTCTTCAATTTCTGATGCTGAATCAATGATGTCCGCCATCTTTCATTAATCCCTGAATTGTTGGTTAATACGCTTGAGGGTAAATGCGAATAATAAAAAAGGAGCCTGTAGCTCCCTGATGATTTTGCTTTTCATGTTCACCGTTCCTTAAAGACGCCGTTTAACATGCCGATCGCCAGGCTTAAATGAGTCGGTGTGAATCCCATCAGCGTTACCGTTTCGCGGTGCTTCTTCAGTACGCTACGGCAAATGTCATCGACGTTTTTATCCGGAAACTGCTGTCTGGCTTTTTTGATTTCAGAATTAGCCTGACGGGCAATGCTGCGAAGGGCGTTTTCTTGCTGAGGTGTCACTGAACAAGCCCCATGTCGGCAAGCATAAGCACACAGAATATGAAGCCCGCTGCCAGAAAAATGCATTCAGTGGTTGTCATACCTGGTCTCTCTCATCTGCTTCTGCTTTCGCCACCATCATTTCCAGCTTTTGTGAAAGGGATGTGGCTAACGTATGAAATTCTTCGTCTGTTTCTACTGGTATTGGCACAAACCTGACTCCAATTTGAGCAAGGCTATGTGCCATCTCAATGCTCGTTCTTAACTCAACAGGAGATGCTTTGTGCATACAGCCCCTCGTTTATTATTTATCTCCTCAGCCAGCCGCTGGGCTTTCAGTGGATTTTGGATAACAGAAAGGTCGGGAAATACCCAGCCTCGCTTTGTAACGGAGTAGACGAAAGTGATCGCACCTACCCGGATATTATCGTGAGGATGCTTCATCGCCATTGCTCCCCAAATACAAAACCAATTTCAGCCAGTGCCTCGTCCATTTTTCGATGAACTCCGGCACCATCTCGTCAAAACCCGCCATGTACTTTTCATCCCGCTCAACCACGACATAATGCAGTCCTTCACGCTTCATACGCGGGTCATAGTTGGCAAAGTACCAGGCATCTTTTCGCGTCACCCACATGCTGTACTGCACCTGGGCCATGTAAGCTGACTTTATGGCCTCGAAACCACCGAGCCGGAACTTCATGAAATCCCGGGAGGTAAACGGGCATTTCAGTTCAAGGCCGTTGCCGTCACTGCATAAACCATCTGGAGAGCAGGCGGTACGCATACTTTCGTCGCGATAGATGATCGGTGATTCAGTAACATTCACGCCGGAAGTGAACTCAAACAGGGCTCTGGCGTCGTTCTCGTACTGTTTTCCCCAGGCCAGCGCTTTAGCGTTAACTTCCGGAGCCACACCGGTGCAAACCTCAGCAAGCAGGGTGTGGAAGTAGGACATTTTCATGTCAGGCCACTCTTTTCCGGAGCGGGGTTTTGCTATTACGTTATGAACTTCTGAAGCTGTGATGACGCCGAGCCGTAATTTGTGCCACGCATCATCCCCCTGTTCGACAGCTCTCACGTCGATCCCGGTACGCTGCAGGATAATGTCCGGTGTCATGCTGCCACCTTCTGCTCAGTGGCTTTCTGTTTCAGGAATCCAAGAGCTTTCACTGCTTCGGCCTGTGTCAGTTCTGACGATGCGCGAATGTCGCGGCGAAATATCTGGGAACAGAGCGGCAATAAGTCGTCATCCCATGTTTTATCCAGGGCGATTAGCAGAGTGTTAATCTCCTGCATGGTTTCATCGTTAACCGGAGTGATGTCGCGTTCCGGCTGGCGTTCTGCAGTGTATGCAGTATTTTCGACAATGCGCTCGGCTTCATCCTTGTCATAGATACCAGCAAATCCGAAGGCCAGACGGGCACACTGAATCATAGCTTTATGCCGTAACATCCGTTTAGGATGCGACTGCCACGGCCCCGTGATTTCTCTGCCTTCGCGGGTTTTGAATGGTTCGCGGCGGCATTCATCCATCCATTCGGTAACGCAGATCGGATGATTACGGTCCTTGCGGTAAATCCGGCATGTACAGGATTCATTGTCCTGCTCAAAGTCCATGCCATCAAACTGCTGGTTTTCATTGATGATGCGGGACCAGCCATCAACGCCCACCACCGGAACGATGCCGTTCTGCTTATCAGGGAAGGCGTAAATTTCTTTCGTCCACGGATTAAGGCCGTACTGGTTGGCGACGATCAACAATGCGATGAACTGCGCATCGCTGGCATCGCCTTTAAATGCCGTCTGGCGAAGAGTGGTGATCAGTTCCTGTGGGTCGACAGAATCCATGCCGACACGTTCAGCCAGCTTCCCTGCCAGCGTTGCGAGTGCTGTACTCATCCGTTTTATACCTCTGAATCAATATCAACCTGATGGTGAGCAATGGTTTCAACCATGTACCGGATGTGTTCTGCCATGCGCTCCTGAAACTCAACATCGTCATCAAACGCACGGGTAATGGCTTTTTTGCTGGCCCCGTGGCGTTGCAAATGACCGATGCATAGCGATTCAAACAGGTGCTGGGGCAGGCCTTTTTCCATGTCGTCTGCCAGTTCTGCCTCTTTCTCTTCACGGGCTATCTGCTGGTAGTGACGCGCCCAGCTCTGAGCCTCAAGACGATCCTGAATGTAATAAGCGTTCATGGCCGAACTCCTGAAATAGCTGTGAAAATATCGCCCGCGAAATGCCGGGCTGATTAGGAAAACAGGAAAGGGGGTTAGTGAATGCTTTTGCTTGATCTCAGTTTCAGTATTAATATCCATTTTTTATAAGCGTCGACGGCCTCACGAAACATCTTTTCATCGCCAATAAAAGTGGCGATAGTGAATTTAGTCTGGATAGCCATAATTGTTTGATCCATTTTTTGGGACTCCTGGCTGATTAAGTATGTCGATAAGGCGTTTCCATCCGTCACGTAATTTACGGGTGATTCGTTCAAGTAAAGATTCGGAAGGGCAGCCAGCAACAGGCCACCCTGCAATGGCATATTGCATGGTGTGCTCCTTATTTATACATAACGAAAAACGCCTCGAGTGAAGCGTAATTGGTATGCGGTAACGCCGCGCTCAGGCGGCCTTGATAGTCATATCATCTGAATCAAATATTCCTGATGTATCGATATCGGTAATTCTTATTCCTTCACTACCATCCATTGGAGGCCATCCTTCCTGACCATTTCCATCATTCCAGTCGAACTCACACACAACACCATATGCATTTAAGTCGCTTGAAATTGCTATAAGCAGAGCATGTTGCGCCAGCATGATTAATACAGCATTTAATACAGAGCCGTGTTTATTGAGTCGGTATTCAGAGTCTGACCAGAAATTATTAATCTGGTGAAGTTTTTCCTCTGTCATTACGTCATGGTCGATTTCAATTTCTATTGATGCTTTCCAGTCGTAATCAATGATGTATTTTTTGATGTTTGACATCTGTTCATATCCTCACAGATAAAAAATCGCCCTCATCTTGGAGGGCAAAGAAGATTTCCAATAATCAGAACAAGTCGGCTCCTGTTTAGTTACGAGCGACATTGCTCCGTGTATTCACTCGTTGGAATGAATACACAGCGCTGTGTTTATTCTGTTGTTTGCGTGAAAATGAAATCCGCCTGAGCGGGTTATGACCACTTTTTGTTTGGGTTTCGTTGGTGAGCGTGGTTTACAGGATTATTTGATATACCCCATAACTCTGACTCGCTTATCTCTACACGAGAGAAAGACCTGCTTTCTTTCAGTTCTTTTATAAACCTAGAACCTAAGATGACATCTATTGTACCAGAAAGTTCTTGTAAAAGATCTATGTTTTTTCTGAGGAAGAAAATATCTTCTTTATATTTAATTTTTACATAGAATTTATTCTGTATTTTTAATATATCAAAGCATGGCAGATATCTATATCCCTCATATTTTCGCCACTGCTTAACAATTATAACATCTTTTTCATTTACTGCATTAATCAGCCCAAGACCAAGTACAGGTATGAATATTCTATTGTCTGCCGAAAGCGTACAATTATCACCACCAGGCAAATATGTATAAATCATGTCGGAATTTTTATACGCATCAACGAATGCACGTAAGAAGCGTACATATTTTTGCCATCCGTTTATACCGAATTTACCATATAAGTATTCTTTATTTGTTAGAAGAAAACTATTTGTATCAGGATCCTTATCTACAGACCTGTCGATAAGATCTCCAACTACGTTTACAAAGTCAAAGACAGAGTTTAATAAGAACAATTGTCTTTCAGTAGGGCGAATTTCAATTATGTAGCCAGGATGAAGACGATATTGCATCTGCTTACGAAGTATACCGAACGCTTGGGTCCGAGCATCTGAAAGCAACTTCTTGTCGCCATCGCCGTGAGCATTGTTTCTAATAAAACTGATATAATTTGCTAATTTTTCAGCCTCTTTTTTGTGTTTTTTTCGCTCTGATGCTGAGTCTATTGGTTTTGGTATGGACTTGTAATCAATCTTCTTCATTACGTACCTCATGCCAATGGAATGGATTCCCCTTTAACCTTTTGTCTTCCTTGACAAGTTATACCGAACTCACCTGGCTTGCTATACCAAACTCGATGATTCTTGCGCTCAATACGTTGCAGGTTGCTTTCAATCTGTTCGTGGTATTCAGCCAGCACCGTAAGGTCTATCGGATTCAGTGCGCTTTCTACTCGTGATTTCGGTTTGCGATTCAGCGAGAGAATAGGGCGGTTAACTGGTTTAGCGCTTACCCCAACCAACAGGGGATTTGCTGCTTTCCATTGAGCCTGTTTCTCTGCGCGACGTTCGCGGCGGCGTGTTTGTGCATCCATCTGGATTCTCCTGTCAGTTAGCTTTGGTTGTGTGTGGTAGTCGTAGTCCTGAACGAAAACACCCCGCAATGGCACATTGGCAGCTAATCCGGATTCGCACTTCCGGCCAATGCTTCGTTTCGTATCACACACACCAAAGCCTTCTGCTTTGAATGCTGCCCTTCTTCAGGGCTTAATTTTTAAGAGCCTCACCTTCAATGGTGGTCAGTGCGTCCTGCTGATGGCTTAAAATTACAAGGAAGATTGTATGTTGTAAACAAGAAATATTGTAAAAAGGGGCGTGAAAAACAAACTCCATTGTTTTTAAACGGAAAATAGTTTGTTTTTTTGTTATCGAGATTGAGGTGGGGATTACTGATTGCAGGTTCCGACTACATCACCAACAAAGGATTTGGTTGATGTAAGTTGTTGCATACCTGGGATGTTCATTACTTTGGAGTAAAGAGCTTTTTTGTCTGTAGTGATTGACCAAGTTTCAACGGTTATGCCTCCTCCAGACTGGTATTCTCCTACCATAGTGTTCGATGACAAAGCAGTGTATTTCATCTCTGGATAGACGCCAGAAACTGATTCATAAACTGATGATTTATCGCCATTTATTGTTACGTTGAAAACGGAATCTTCCGTGCTGTCTTTTGTAAACTCGTAACGATCGCCATTCATTGCCCCGTACCCGTGCAGGTTTGTGACAATCCAGCATTCAGAATTGGCGCTGGTAGTTAAGAGTATTGAGAGTAGCGCCGCAATCCTGATCATACGAATTTTACCCTCGCTTCCACGACAACACCGATAATCTTGCAGTTCCCGTTGATAGGAGTCATAGGCCATGAAGGATTCAGGCCTTTCAGGTACTTCTGACCGCCATCTATGACCAGTTTCTTGAATGTTGCTTCGTTCGCGTCAGTCAGTTTGGCTACAACAAGGCTTCCATTCACTGGCTCGCGTCCAGTATCTACTAACACCATATGACCTTCAGGGATGCTTTGACCTACAGGTGAGGTCATGGAATCACCTTCAACCTTCAGCCAGAATCCATTGCCTAATAAGTTAACGTCACTGTCATACCATTCATCAATGTCCTTGATATCGTAGGGTTCACAAGCTTCACACCACGAACCAGCTCTAACCATGCTAATCAATGGATATTTCCCTTTGGGCTCAACGTGCCCAACAAATCTAACATTCGAATCAGAGGTGCCATTGAGCAGCCAGTCAACACTTACGCCAAGAGCTGACGCAAGTTCTGGTAAAAAGCGTGGTCGCTTAGTTTTACCGTTTTCGAGCTGCTCTATAGACTGCTGGGTAGTCCCCACCTTTTGAGCAAGTTCAGCCTGGTTAAGTCCAAGCTGAATTCTTTTGCTTTTTACCCTGGAAGAAATACTCATAAGCCACCTCTGTTATTTACCCCCAATCTTCACAAGAAAAACTGTATTTGACAAACAAGATACATTGTATGAAAATACAAGAAAGTTTGTTGATGGAGGCGATATGCAAACTCTTTCTGAACGCCTCAAGAAGAGGCGAATTGCGTTAAAAATGACGCAAACCGAACTGGCAACCAAAGCCGGTGTTAAACAGCAATCAATTCAACTGATTGAAGCTGGAGTAACCAAGCGACCGCGCTTCTTGTTTGAGATTGCTATGGCGCTTAACTGTGATCCGGTTTGGTTACAGTACGGAACTAAACGCGGTAAAGCCGCTTAAGACATTCCCGCTCTTACACATCCCAGCCCTGAAAAAGGGCATCAAAATAAACCACACCTATGGTGTATGCATTTATTTGCATACATTCAATCAATTGTTATCTAAGGAAATACTTACATATGGTTCGTGCAAACAAACGCAACGAGGCTCTACGAATCGAGAGTGCGTTGCTTAACAAAATCGCAATGCTTGGAACTGAGAAGACAGCGGAAGCTGTGGGAGTTGATAAGTCGCAGATCAGCAGGTGGAAGAGGGATTGGATTCCAAAGTTCTCAATGCTGCTTGCTGTTCTTGAATGGGGTGTCGTCGACGACGACATGGCTCGATTGGCACGACAAGTTGCTTCGATTCTCACCAATAAAAAACGCCCGGCGGCAACCGAGCGTTCTGAACAAATCCAGATGGAATTCTGAGGTTATTACTGGAACTATCAACAGGAGTCATTATGACAAATACAGCAAAAATACTCAACTTCGGCAGAGGTAACTTTGCCGGACAGGAGCGTAATGTGGCAGATCTCGATGATGGTTACGCCAGACTATCAAATATGCTGCTTGAGGCTTATTCAGGCGCAGATCTGACCAAGCGACAGTTTAAAGTGCTGCTTGCCATTCTGCGTAAAACCTATGGGTGGAATAAACCAATGGACAGAATCACCGATTCTCAACTTAGCGAGATTACAAAGTTACCTGTCAAACGGTGCAATGAAGCCAAGTTAGAACTCGTCAGAATGAATATTATCAAGCAACAATGCGGCATGTTTGGACCAAATAAAAACATCTCAGAATGGTGTATCCCTCAAAACGAGGGAAAATCCCCTAAAACGAGGGATAAAACATCCCTCAAATTGGGGGATTGCTATCCCTCAACACAGGGGAACACAAAAGACACTAATACAAAAGAAAATAGAAAAGATTATTCGTCAGAGAATTCTGGCGAATCCTCTGACCAGCCAGAAAACGACCTTTCTGTGGTGAAACCTGATGCTGCAATTCAGAGCGGCAGCAAATGGGGGACAGCAGAAGACCTGACCGCCGCAGAGTGGATGTTTGACATGGTGAAGACTATCGCGCCATCAGCCAGAAAACCGAATTTTGCAGGGTGGGCTAACGATATCCGCCTGATGCGTGAACGTGACGGACGTAACCACCGCGATATGTGTGTGCTGTTCCGCTGGGCCTGCCAGGACAACTTCTGGTCCGGTAATGTGCTGAGCCCGGCCAAACTCCGCGACAAGTGGACCCAGCTCGAAATCAACCGTAACCATCGCCGCACAGATGGTTAACTTTGACCGTGAGCAGATGCGTCGGATCGCCAACAACATGCCGGAACAGTACGACGAAAAGCCTCAGGTACAGCAGGTAGCGCAGATCATCAACGGTGTGTTCAGCCAGTTACTGGCAACTTTCCCGGCGAGCCTGGCTAACCGTGACCAGAACGAACTGAACGAAATCCGCCGCCAGTGGGTTCTGGCTTTCCGGGAAAACGGGATCACCACAATGGAACAGGTTAACGCAGGAATGCGCGTAGCCCGTCGGCAGAATCGACCATTTCTGCCATCACCCGGGCAGTTTGTTGCATGGTGCCGGGAAGAAGCATCCGTTATCGCCGGACTGCCAAACGTCAGCGAGCTGGTTGATATGGTTTACGAGTATTGCCGGAAGCGAGGCCTGTATCCGGATGCGGAGTCTTATCCGTGGAAATCAAACGCGCACTACTGGCTGGTTACCAACCTGTATCAGAACATGCGGGCCAATGCGCTTACTGATGCGGAATTACGCCGTAAGGCCGCAGATGAGCTTGTCCATATGACTGCGAGAATTAACCGTGGTGAGGCGATCCCTGAACCAGTAAAACAACTTCCTGTCATGGGCGGTAGACCTCTAAATCGTGCACAGGCTCTGGCGAAGATCGCAGAACTCAAAGCTAAGTTCGGACTGAAAGGAGCAAGTGTATGACGGGCAAAGAGGCAATTATTCATTACCTGGGGACGCATAATAGCTTCTGTGCGCCGGACGTTGCCGCGCTAACAGGCGCAACAGTAACCAGCATAAATCAGGCCGCGGCTAAAATGGCACGGGCAGGTCTTCTGGTTATCGAAGGTAAGGTCTGGCGA